ATCGCACGAGGAAAAGTAAAGGCCAAACTTAACGGAACCTTTAGCAAGTCCGGGCTCATGCTGTTGGAAATTACCGTAACGGTACTTAAGCCATCAACTACCGGCGTTAAGAAGATTTACGTTAAGAAGTATTCGGCATCCTAACCACCGCGAGCTGTCCAACTTAATAAATAAACGACCGTAAAGCCCCGCTAAAAGCAATTTTACGGGGCTTTACACTTATAGCACCAGCACAATGAGCCAACCAACCGACGAAAAGAAGGCCAATTTAGAGCGCGAGCAGAACGAGCTCCGGCACATGATTAACGAGGGCTTAACCTTCGACGTAGAAGTAAGCTACAAGCGACGCCGCCCCGGTTTTTGGGGCTACCTTCGCCGCCGCGAAGTCATTAAAGAGAAGCGAGCTTTTAAAGTCCAGGAGCCAACCCTGGCGACCTTAGACCGACTTAGCGCCCTTTGGATCCAGATGGAGATCGACGAAACCAAGCTAAACGACCGCGACTATTTAGACACCGCCAAAGCCCTGGCCAAGAAGGAGGCCCGACGCATGGCCGAAGTAGTAGCCGTAGCCGTATTAGGCGAAGACTTATATATAACCACGGAGCGCCGCGGCGTATTCAGCTATAAACCGGACGAGGCTAAGCTGCAGCGCCTGGCTAACACCTTCTACCATGCTATTAAGCCTTCGGAACTTTTAACGCTGGCTATTTTAATAACCAACGTAAGCAACTTAGGGGATTTTATAAGCTCTACGCGATTGATGAGCGCAACACGCACCAGCGACCCGATGACCAATCGAGTAGAACAACCGGCTTAAAATCACCCCACGGCCGCCGCGGGTCGGTATGCGCGCACTTCGGCTGGCCCTTAGATTATTTATTGCACGGCATACCCTGGGGCACCGTCCAAAGGATGCTAATCGACGCGCCAGGCATTGAGGAAACGCCAAGCAATAACACCCAGGTCCAACTCACCGACGACAACGCCGACGAGATTATGGCATTAATTAACAAGATAAACCGATAACGAGATATGAACATCAGCAGCGGCGGACTATCTTTCGATTTTACCGCGACTAACGACAGCTTAAAAAAAATAGTCCAGGATAGCAAAAACGAGATCCAGGGGCTCGCCGATGCTTCAAAGGCCGGCGGCAAAGTAATGGACGCGGCATTTAAAACCGCCTTCGACAATCTACAAAAGAACGCGGTCAAGGTGACTGATACAATGAGCGAATGCCGGCAGGCAATGAAGGGCCTCGAGCAAGAAATTACGACACTTCGCGCCAACGCTAACGCCGCCTTCGAGAAGGGAGACCTTAACGCCAGCGTAGCTATTATGGACACCGTAAAGGCTAAGGAGCGAGAGCTGGCAAAGCGAAAAGAATGCGTAGCCGCATGCTACGAAGCCCTTGACGCCATAGAAGCCGAGCGCCAGCGCCTAAACGATTTAAAAACTTCGACTGATAAACAGACAAAGGCCGCCGAATCGCTAAAAACACAGCTACGCCGATGCAAGGAGCAATTAGCCGAGATGGAAGCAACCCAGGGCGTAGGCGTCAGAGAGACGGCCGAATTTAAGGCCCTCCAGGAGCAAGCCGGCCGCCTGGCCGATAGCTTAGCCGACGCCCAGGCGCAAATTAAGATTTTTTCGGACGATAACGCCCAGCTAACCGGCCTTATTACCGGCATAGGCGGCGTAGCCGGAGCCTTCAGCGCCGCCCAGGGCGCTATGTCACTTTTTGGCGTTGAGAGTGACAAAGTACAACAAGCGATGCTCAAAGTCCAGAGCCTTATGGCCATAACCACCGGCCTGCAGCAAGTAGCCAACGCCGTTAACAAAGATAGCGCCTTTATGCTTACAACCGTAAGGAAGGCGAAGGAATTATTAGCTGCGGCCAACTATAAATTAGCTACAGCCCTGGGCGTATCTACGGCCGCAGCTAAGGCGCTAATGGCAACTTTAACCGTAGGCTTAAGTTTGGCTATAACCGCCGCTATAATGCTTTTTGAGAAATTCAACAAGAAGACCGCCGAAGCTACAAAGGCAAACGAGACGCTTAAAAAAGCCTTCGACGACTACCACAAGACCGTAGCGAGCAAGACCGGCGACCTCGTAGGCCGCTACGAGAAGCTCCGGAGCGAATATGGCCGACTTAAGGATGCAGCAGCCAAACAAGAATGGATAAAGCAGAACGCCTCCGAGTTTGACAACCTGGAGCTCAGCGTTAAGAACGTAACCGACGCCGACAACGTTTTTGTTAAGAACACGAAGGCCGTAGTAGACGCCCTGCAGCTTCGCGCAAAGGCTTTAGCCCTTCAAGAGATGCAAGTTAAAGCCTACCAAGAATATTATAACCAAATTATAGCAGCCGACAACTCAGTAGCCGGCGGCGGATTTTATACAAAATACACAAAGCCCGATAAAAACCCGGTAAGCGCTATTATGCCAGATGAATGGAGCAAGGCCGGCCTACAAAATGGCGTAGACTATACATCGAAATTTAAAGGGCAAGTTACACAAGAATGGGAAATCACGCAGGCCGGCGTAGATAAAATTAACGCCTACCGTATTAAAGAAGCCCTAAAAACCAACAAGACCATCCACGACAACGCAGCCGCGACACTAAAGAAGACAACCGACTATGCCGAGGATGAGCTAACAGCCATTAACAACGAGCTCCAGAGTAAAGGCATCTTAAAAAACAAGACCACCACAACCGACGGCGGCAAAACGACCACGACCGGGAACAGCACGACGGACGAAAACAAGCAATATGCCGAGCAGCTAAACGCCCGCAAAGCATTATATCAAAAATACCTATCATGGGCCACCAGCAGCGACGAGACCGTAAGGCAAGCCGCCGCCCAGGAGTTTAAGCCCCTTCTGGAATCGGGCGAGACTTATTTAAAATATTTGGAGAACCAGCGCGCCGAGATTGAATCTAAAGCAGAGAAGACCGCCGATGACGTTAACAAGCTCAGCGTATTAAATAACGCTATAGCCGAGGAAACCAAGAACTCAGTTATAGACCAATTTACGAAGCAGCTTAACGAAGACTTAGCCGCCTGCCAAAGCCTGGGCGCTATGTTAGACTTAATAGCGCAGCGCCGTAAAGATATAGCCGACGATCACACCGAAGTAGGCGACCAGGAGCGCACCATCTTAGACGACGCCGACAGCGACACCCAGGAGAAAATGAAGGACGCCGTAGCCGAGTTATTAGACGCCGTAAGCACCGTTAACCAGCAGACCGACGCCCTCCGAGTTAAGCAGCTTACGAACATAAGCCTATTAACCACGGCCGCAGCCAAAGCCACCGACCAGGAACAGAAGAACCGCATCCTTAAGGCGATAGAGACCTACGAACAGCTTTACGCTTTAGGGCTTGAAAACGTAGACGACCTGGACCGCATTAACGAAGACGTTATAACACGCTTCGGCACCTACGAGCAGCGCCGCCTGGCTATAGTCCAGAAGTACGAAGCCGAGATTAAAGCAGCGCGCCTGGCCGGGAACGAGGAAGCCGCCAAGAAGTTAGAGGGCGAGCGCGACATGGAAATCGTTAAGGAGACCGCCGCCTATAAACAACTCTTTGACGACGTAGCCGAAATAGGCACGAAGACCGCCCAAAACGCCTATAACGCCATTAAAAAGACGTTAGACAACCTTCTAAAGCAAGGTAAAATTACCGCGAAGCAATACAAGGAGATGCTCTCGCAGATAACCGACCAAGTAAAGAAGGTTACAGCCGGCAAGGAATGGAGCAGTATTTTAGGCGACAACACCGGCGGCGGCGTGATGGACTTAATATTTGGCTCCGGTGACTTCGAGACCAAAATCGAGAACTTCAAAAACATGTTCAAGAAGCCGGCAGCCGACACCGAGACAATGGCCGACGCTTCGGCCGACGTTAGCGAGAACATGGGCGACGCGGCAGAAGGAGCGGAAGGAGCAGCCGGCGGCGCCGCCAGCGCTATAGCCACGGTAGACACGATTATTAAAGCAGTTTACCAGACCCTACGCGCCGTTAGCGATACCTTAAGCACGATAGCCGACTACGAGGAAAGCATCGGCAACGGAGACAGCGCCGACACTTTGCGCGACTGGTCAGACTGCATTAACGCCGTTAACGAGACGGCCATGAGCGGATGGGAGAACCTTAAAAGCGGCAACGTCCTGGGCGCTATTAGCGACACCATCTCGATGCCCTTCAAACTTCTAACCACCCTTAACAAAATACACGATAAGAAGTACGAGAAATCAATTAAGAAGCACCAGCAGGAAGTAACGAAGCTCGAGCACGCCTATAACGCTTTAGAGTATGCAGTTAAGAACGCTCTGGGCGAGGAAGTCTACACCAACCAGACAGCGATGATTAACAACCTAAAGAAGCAGCAAAGCGAAGTTTTAGGCATGATCAGCGACGAGGAAGCCAAGAAGAACAGCGACGCCGACAAGCTCGAGGACTACAAAGAGCAATACGCCGAGTTAGGCCGCGAGATAACCGACATCATGAACGATATAACGGAGAGCATCACCCAGACGACCGCCACCGACTTAGCCAGCGACTTAGCCGACGCCCTGGTAGAAGCCTTCGAGGGAGGAACCGACGCGGCTAAAGCCTTCGGCGAAGTAGCCGACGACGTTATTAAAAACGCCGTAGTTAACGCCCTTAAGTTACAGCTCCTGGAACAGCCACTACAAGCGGCAATTAAACAGCTTCAAAAAGATATGGGCTTCGACGAAGAAGGTAACGGCACCTTCGACGGCTTAACCGAGAGCGAGCAGCAGCGATTTAAGGACGCCGTAGCTAAAGCAGGCGCCAACTTCCAGGAGGCGATGAACCTTTATAAAGACCTCTTCGAGGACTTAGAGGACACCGACCCCACGACACTGAGCGGCGCCCTTCAAAGCGCAAGCCAGGAGAGCATCGACATGTTAACCGGCCAAACCAACGCCGTAAGGCAAAACCAGGTTAAACAGCTGGCATTAATTCAACAGCAGCTGCTGAGCCTAAACAACATCGACAACAACACGGCCGTAATTGTCACTAAGCTCAACACCGTAATTAACTACTTAGCCGCCCACCAAAGTAGCGACCTTCGCTCCCAGGGCATAACCGATTAATTTATTAAGATGGAACTAAAACAGCTAAGACGCGAGCTAACCGCCGAGGCAGTAAAGGCGGGAATTTGCGAGGAATGGCGCGAAAAGATAGCCAACGCACCATCGCGGGAGTATCTTTTAACTTTGGCCGTTAAAGGGCTCGATTTTGTCATACTTAACGACTTCCCGAGCCTTCGCCTGGCGGCCGAGTTTGACGACATAGCCCCACACTACGGCCTCTACGTTAACAAGCCCATAGAGGCCCGCAACCAGAAGCGCGTAATAGCCAGGGGCGCTCAGAGCCGCGGCCGCGCAATTTACAACGGCTTCCAAGTAGGCGAAGTCTACGCCTACGCCGGGGCCGAAGTAGAAGTAATCGTAGAAGACCACGCCTACACCGCTATAACGGTAGAGGCTGGCGCTAAAGTGATAGTAAAGACCGCAGGGAAGGCCACCGCTAAGATCTTCAACCACGGCGGAAGCGTAGCCAGGGACACGACCGGCGGCGGAACCATTAAAATATATTAGACATGGCAAGCGACAACAACCTCATTTTAAATTTACCCTTCGACGAGAACAGCGGGAGCGAGAAGGCCTACGACTACGCCTCCAACCGCCACGACGCCACGGTAGAGGGCGCCGACTTCATAGCAGGCAAGCAAGGCAACTGCATCCACTTCGACGGAGGCGGGAGCGCTACTATAGACACCAGTTTTATGACGCTAACCGGCAACTTTACCGTATTAGCCTGGATAAAGCCCACGACCTACGCCGACGGCTACACCGGAGGCAACCGCATCGGCTTTTTATTCAATACTTCGGCGCTTAACGGCGCGCAAGTAGTATGGCTCGACGTATTAGCAGACTCCTGGGGCTTCTACGTCATTCGCAAGAAGGGCAACACGATTAACATTTACCAGGACACGCAGCTCAAGGCGTCATTAACCATGACGGCGAGCGCGTTAATAGGCTTCGCAATTTTTCAAGACATTTACGGCACCGGCCTGGCCGTAGCCGACCTGGACGAAGTAAAGATTTACGACACAGCGCTAACCGAAGACGAGATAACGGAGAGCCTTAACAGCGTCAGCCAGCTCGCCTACTACATAGACGGCACCAACTTAGCCGACATAGGCATCCGCGTATCAGCCAGCTCCGGAGTTATAGACCTTCCCAAGCTAAAGACCCCTACCACCATAGACTGGCCCGACTACCACGGCAAAGTTATAGACCTAACCGACAAACGCTACGAGGAAAGGGAAATAACACTAAGCTGCTGGCTTAAGGCCACCGGCAAAATGGACTTTTTTACGCGCGTTAATTCGCTACACCGGCTATTTACCGGCGACGGAACCGCGCGCTTAATGATAGCCATCCACCCGACGAAGCCCCTGGTTTACGAAGTCTATAACTCCGACGGCATCAGCCACGACAAGAAATGGCACGACGACAAGATGATAGGCACTTTTAGCCTAAAGCTCAAGGAGCCGGACCCGGTTAAGCGAGTTTTGCGCCACCAGCGCGCCAACGCATCATCGGCCAAGCTAACCATCGGCTTCAAGGTAGATAGCCTGGTTAACGTTTACTGGGGCGACGGCTCGGTAGACTACGACGTAACCGGGGACCATACCGGCGACAACGCGCTGACCCACACCTACGCCGAAAACGGCATTTATTACCCTATTATCGGCGGCATTATTGACGATATTAGCAACTTTACCACAAACGCCATCGTAGTATGGGACAAGATATAACACTTTACAACCGCAACGGAGAGGCTAAATTTAGCCTCTCCTCCCGCGGCACGGTAAGCGTAGTAACGAAGGCCAGCCAGAAGCAGCAGCTCCTGGCCGATGACACGATAACCATCGAGATAACCCACGCGCGCCCGCTTAATATTACTATAGGCGACTATATTTTAGTATTCGGCCGGTGCTACACGGTTAACCAGCTACCGGAACCTTCAAAGACCGGTAACCGCGTTTTTGCCACTACGCTAACTTTAGAAGGGCCGCAATACGAGCTGATAGATGTCCACTACCACCTGCCCGAAGACGCCTACGGCGACACCTACTATGCCAACCTTAAGCGCCATTTAGACGTATTAGCCTGGAACATAGAACGCATCTACCCGGGCCGCTGGGTCATAGTCCTAAACGCCGAGGACTACGACGAAGACTACTACCAAAATATAACAAGCAGCGAAAAGAACTGCCTGGAGATGTTGCAAGAGCTATGCGACTTATTTAACGTAGAATACCAGGTAACAAGCAGCCCCAGCGTTAACACCCTTCAAGTTTTGAAGAAGGCCGGCACTACCCAGCCCTTTACACTTCAATACGGACGAGGCCGCGGCCTTTACGAGCTTAAGCGCACCAACGTTAACAACGCTTCGATAACTAACCGCCTTTATGTTTACGGCGGCAGCGACAACCTGCCCCAAAACTACGGCTACACTAAGCTATGCCTACCGGACACGAGCCGCCTAACTTCATTTATTGAGGACGAGGAATCTATAAAAGCCTACGGCCGCAAGGAGAACGAGAAGAACTACAGCGACATCGAGCCGGAACGCATAGGCGAAGTAACCGCCCTGGGCTCCGACGTTATAACATTCATAGACGAAAGCGGATCAGAGGACGACCCCGACAAGCCGCCGATGTTTGATCTTAACGAGACAGACAGCGACGGCAACACCAAATGGCTAATCGACAGCACCAGCGCAAAAATTACCTTCCAAACCGGTAACTTAGCCGGCTACGAGTTTGACCTGCACAGCTACGACCACGCCACCAAGAAATTTATTATTAATAAATTCACGGACGAGAACGGCCTGGTAATACCTAACGACACTATGGGCGCCTTCCAGCTTGGCATCGGTGACAAGTATATTATTACTAACATATACCTGCCCGACGCCTACGTTAAATCAGCCCAAAAGAAGCTCCTGGCTGCCGCTTTAGTTGACTTTCCACCGCTGACACAGCCGCAAGTAAGTTATAAGCTAACCATCGCCGAGAACTTTTTTACCACCCTTTATGGCCACGAGCAAACCGAGATTTTACACGTAGGCGACTACATACACATCAAGGACCCCGACATCGGCGTAGACAAGGAAGTAAGAATAACGGCTATAACGCGCGAGCTAACAAAAGCCCACAGCTACGACATCACGCTAAGCGATACCGTAACCAAGTCTACAACCGTAAGAATCCTTAACGAAATTAGCGACATTCAAGAAAGCATCTCCTATAATACCGGTTTTTCAGACCCGGCTGTAGCCCGCCGTAGATGGAAGGCAACGCAAGAGCTTTTAAACATGGTATTCGACCCGGAAGGCGACTACTATAGCGAGAAAATAAAGCCGCTAAGTATTGAGACCCAAATGCTGAGCGTAGGGGCGAAGTCTACACAATTTACACTAAATAACGTAACAATACAGCCTAACTACGGAGGCGACCCCAACACGATTTTATTTAGTAGCGGCCTATTAGTCCACTACGGCATCGACCCGGACGCCCCACGCACATGGCAGCTCGCCTCGGTATCGTTTAGCGGCCTAACCGCGACTAAGCCCTACTATATTTACGCCCGCTGCGGCCGCGATACCGGCGGGGCTAACTTCATACTTAACGAAGTGCCTTTAGCCTACGACGTAGACGCCAGCGCCTACATGTTTTTAGTAGGAGTATTAAACAGCGTCAGCACCGACGACCACGGCGGGAACCCGGCGCGCCTTATCTCGCTAACCTACGGCTCAACCACTATTAACGGCCGCTTCGTCAGATGCGGGCGAATAGAGAGCAGCGGCGGCGGGGCTACTTACTTCGACTTAGATACCGGCGTAATTTGCGGCCAGCTACGTTTTATTAGCGAGGACGGCAATATTAAAAGTGTATCAGACCTCGAGGCCAAGACCAGCGAGATAGAAGACTACGTTAATAACACAATTAACACAACGTTAGCGGGCCTTCAAGACCAGCTCGACGGAGTTATAGAACAATGGTTTTACGCAGTAGACCCGGCGGACGACACCGAGCCAACATCGACATGGACCACCACCGCCGACAAGGAGAAGCACCTGGGCGACCTTTACTATAACACCGAATCGGGCAAAGTTTGGCGCTACGTCAAAGTAACCGTAACATCAAGCACCGGCAAAGCGCACGACGTTTACCAATGGAACGAGTTAGCCGACAGCGACCTGGCGGCCGCCCTTAAGTTGGCCCAGGACGCGCTCGACATGGCCGACGACAAAGCCCGCATTTTTTACGTAACACCCTACGCACCTTACGACCCGGGCGACTTATGGGTACAACGTAGCGACGGCGATATTATGGTATGCAACAAGGCCAGGGCTGAGGGCTCCGTCCCGAGCTTCGACGCAAGCGAATGGGAGAAGGCCAGCAAGTACACCGACGACACCGCGCTAAACGACTTTATTAACGGCCAATATAGCACCGACCTGCTCGACTTAACCGACCAGATAGACGGCAAAATAGAATGCTTCTACACCGCGACCAACCCGGCATCGTCATGGACGACCGCCGACTACGCCGCCCACGTAGGGGATCAATGGTATAACACCGGCACAAAAACGTTATATCGTTTTAGCAAAACGAGCCGCAAGACGGTTATTTACGACGGCACAACGCGAATAGGCCCCTACACTGATAGCAGCACCGGCTCAATAGCTATTTACTACTACTGGGAGAAAATAGAGAACGCCGACGCAATAGCAGCGGCAGCAGCAGCGGCAACGGCCCAGGACACCGCCGACGGCAAAAGAACCGTTTTTGTCAGCCAGCCGACCGGCCCCTACTACATAGGCGACCTTTGGCTCAGAGAATGGACGAGCAACGGCGTAGACCGTAAAGACCTTTACCGAAGTATAGCAGACCGCTCGACCGCGGGCTACTATAGCGCTAACGACTGGGTAGTAGCCACCTTCTACGACAACACCCAGACCACCATCGACGGCGGCATCGTAACCGCGGGCACCGTCCAACTGGCCAACGGTAACTCTAATAGCATAGTTTGCGGCCTAACCGGAGGCGAGACCGAAGCCAGCGACGCCGACGAAGACACGAAGGTGAGAATCTGGGCAGGAGCCAGCAAAGAAAACCGCTTTACCGCGCCCTTCCGAGTTTTGCAAAACGGCAAAGTTTACTCCAGCGACGCAGAAATAGAAGGCACGGTAAAGGCGAGCTCCGGCACGATCGGCGGCTGGGTCATTGAAAAAGACCAGCTAACATCGGCCCAGGAAGACGACGAAGGGAACGCCAAAGACCCGGTAATAGTCTTAGACGGAGAAGACGGCTCAATCACGGCCGCCCAAAGTGTCGTAATGGATACTAACGGCTTCGCCCTTAGACATGACGGCTACGACAAAGTTAAAATAGCAAATTTCAGTATAGGCGACTACGACAAGAATTTACTATTAGAAACTTTAGACCGGAGCAATAACCCGAGCTACGGCACCCAAGACGTAACCGTTTACGTACCTTATAGTGGCTCTAACTACAGCTACAACCCCTTCAAGTCTTTAGAAGTGCCTTTAGGCTTTTTCGAGAAGGGCTCAATAATTGAGATAGGCCAATGTAACTACCGGTTTAAGATACCCTACGCAAATTCTAACGATGAGCACAGCGTCCACCTGGTTATTAATAAACCCGCTATCCGTATAAGTCTACTACGCGACGGCGAAGTAGTAACCCGCGAAGTTAACGGAGAGATTGTTAAGAAGCAATGGACATCGGGCGCAGTAGAAGGCAGCCAGGGCACCACCAAAAACATCACCGTTAACCCCGACGAGACTTTTATCGTAGGAGACGGCGAGGAAGGAGCCTACACCATAAAAATGGAGTGCCCGGGAGCCTGGATCTGGGTAGTAACACCGAGTAGCGCAATTTTAACGACCTTCACTATAGACCAATATATCCGCTACAAGTTCACGCACCACAACATCGAGCACACGCTCCTGGCCCGAGACGGCCTGCTAAGCCAGTGGAAAGGCGGCCACCTATTTTTGAATAAAGACGCCTTTATAGTGAAGTTTGGTAATTACATTCTTAGAATTAATTCCAACGGCATACAGAAATCGACCGACGAAGGCTCAACCTACACCAGCTTATAACCCCTTCGGGCAACACGGCGCCCGAAGGGAACGCCCCTAATTTTTGCGGCTAAAACACGGCAGCCGCAAAAGTTATGAGCATTTTATATAAATAGCGTATTATCATAATACGATTTTAGTAACTTTGCATAAAATTTAACGACGATGCTAAACAGAAAAGGCGACTACGTAAGCCCACAAATATCCGAGATGGGCGCCGTTGAGTTTACCGACGGCCAGCCCTTTAGCCTCGGCGCGCCCTTTAACCTTAAGAACGACGGCGAAGCGGCCGTAGTTTTGGAGGTTAACCTATGGGGCATGCCGCGCGACAAATACATCTCCACCCGCTTCGAGACCGGATGGAACCCCGAGATCATAGCAAGCATTAAACCAACCGCCGCAAAGGGCCTCCTTTGGGGCAACTAAAAGCCAAGTTTTATGGGACTAATCATCGCCGCGGGCAACACTAAACCCGCCTTCCCCTACGATTATTACTACGGCGTTAAAGTTAGCCTATCAGTTAGCGACCCGGCCGTAGAGCGAGTAGGACGCACAGAGCTCCACCAGAGCCTGCCAGTCCAGAGCAAGATGCGCCGATGCCTTCTAAAGGACGACGGCACGGTTAATTATTACCTACACCCGACCGACAGCACCAAGCGCGACAGCGGCTCAGCCGCCGACCTAACCGGCGCCGCCGGACAAGTCATGGTAGAGCTCCCGGAGCACTACCGCAAATTTGAGTTTGACGGCCTGGCTTTTTGGGCGCTATTGAGCGAATACGCGCTGCCGGGCTTCCATAAAGTAAGGAAGTGCTACCGCAGCGCCTACGAAGCCAGCGTAGACCGAACCGTTAGCGCTACGCCTAAGTTAGCTTCGGTAGTTAACACTACTACAGCCTTCCGAGGAGGCAACAACACCAGCGGCTGGGACGATACCTACAGAAGCCTCCTGGGACGACCGGCTACTAATATTTCGCTAACCAACTTTAGAGCCTACGCCCGCAACCGCGGCACCGCAGGACTAAACGGCGCCGGATGGAACTGCGACCTTTACGAGGCCCAGCGCACTACATACTGGTTTTTTGTCGTCGAATACGCGACCCGCAACTGCCAAGCAGCATTTAACGCCGAGAAGGACGCTAACGGCTACCGTCAAGGCGGCCTCGGCGACGGCGTAACAACCATGAGCAGCGGCAACTGGAGCACTTTTAACAGCTATAACCCCTTCGTCCCATGCGGTATTACTAACAGCTTAGGCAACGCCACCGGAGTAGTATCCTACACGATTGACAACGAATCCGGCATAAGCTACACCTTTAACGTACCTTCATACCGCGGCATAGAAAACCCCTTCGGCCACGTTTGGAGCTGGACCGACGGCAGCCTATGCGTCATTCAGAGCGCCGACGGCGGAGGCCGCTCGATATTCTTTATCTGCGACGACCCCGCGCTATTTAGCAGCACGAGCGTAGCGGCCTACACAGAACGAGGCGACCTACCACGCGGCGAAGGCTATGTTAAGACGTTGATGTTAGGCGAGTATGGCGAGAACATGCCTACAGCAGTAGGCGGCGGCTCTTCGACATACTACTGCGACTACTTCTACACCAACATCCAGAGCAGCGGCGAAGCTATTAGG